CAACTTGCCTCAACCGGCACAGACACACCACACCCAGAACGAATCCTCTAGGAGCCAACATGCCCACCAACCCGAAACGCCAAATCAACGAAACCATCGCCAGACTCATGGCCTGCCAACCACACATCAACCAAGCCATCGCCGCCCTCACCTACGCCCAACCCGGCTACCCAACCAACACCGGAGGCGGAGGCTCAACACCACAACGCCAAGACGACGGACACCCCAGCGGCCTCGACCGACACCTCTTCACCAACGACCCAGCCGCCTACGAACTCCGCCAACTCAACAAACTCCTCGACCGCATCCTCACCGACGCCACCATCCTCTACGACATCACCACCCGATGGACCGCCAACACCAACACCGAAGGCGGACACAAACAACCACAACAAACCAACAACGCATCCGACTGCCTCGCATGCGGACGCTTCGTCGCAGGCACACACACAGACCGACTCCGATCAGGGCTCTGCCTCGCCTGCTACCAAGACCGACGACGCTCACAGCTCGAGCGAGGCGACTGGCTTATCGAACGACGACGCACCATCAACGAAGACACAACCGAAGTCGCATGACTGGTTACATGGTTACAACAGCAATGCCATGTCAGCACTGGCATTGAGTTGACGTGACAGCCAACACTCAAGTATCATCTGTCAGATTCGGAGTCGTGCGCATAAGCCACGACTCCTTCGACGTTAGGAGCAACAATGCCTAGCGATCGTGGCAGACGCACCGCCTCATTCAAGAAGCTCAGACTGCGCGTGCTGTCCACCTCCGACATCTGCTGGCTATGCGGTCAGCCTGGCTCGACCACCGTCGACCATGTCATCCCGCTGTCTCTCGCACCGGACCTGGCCGAGGACATCGGCAACCTTCGTCCCGCTCACCTGCGCTGCAACTCAAAGCGTGGCGCGCGTCTGACCGATGGATCGACCGCTATGCCGTCGTCTCGGCGATGGTGATTTTTTAGTGGACGGTTTGTCTACCCCGACGCAGCATCTTTTCCTTCCCCCCCACGTCATTGCGGGGGACCTGACAGACCAGGAGTCGACCTGATGGCCGCTCAAGGTCCGATGCAAAAAGCAATTCGAGCCACACTGAAGCGTCTCGAGGTTGATCCTCAGACTGATGCTTTGGGGCGGCTTTCAATCACCCTCGCAATCTGCCTGGACGGTGACGCTGGCATGGCCACTGCGGCTGTGGCTCGCGAGCTGCGGGCAACCCTCGCAGAATTGGAAAGCCGGAACGATGGCCAAAGCGACGACTTCGCCCAGCTCCTCGCTGAGTTGTCTTCCCCGATGGTCAACGCCAAGAACTGACCGTCCGACTCTTGGCGGTCAGGTTGCTCGCATTGCTGAGCTTCTTGGCACGCCTTTGATGCCTTGGCAACGTCACGTTGCCGACATCGCCTACGAACTCGCTGAGCATGTTGATCTTGAGACTGGCGAGGTTGTGTTGCGCCTCGCGTACCGTGAGGTTCGGTTGACTGTTCCTCGCCAGTCGGGCAAAACAACTCTGATGCTTGCGGCTATGACTCATCGCTGCATGGCTATGGGCGATCGTCAGCGTGTGTCCTATACAGCGCAGACTGGTAAGGATGCTCGACAGAAGTGGGAGGACGAACACGTCCCCGCACTTGAGCGTTCGTTGTTTTCCGATGTCATTAAAGTGCGGAAAACAAACGGTTCTGAGGCAATTCGCTGGCCGAATGGGTCGCTTTGGTCGCTGCTAGCTACCACTGAAACTGCTGGCCACGGTGCTCAGCTCGATTTGGGTGTCATCGACGAAGCGTTTGCTTTGTCGGATGACCGTCTTGAGCAGGCCATGAAGCCTGCAATGGTGACTCGACCGCAGCCTCAACTGTGGATTGTGTCCACTGCAGGCACCAACGATTCTCTGTATTTGAACGAAAAGATTGACGACGGACGAGAACGAGCTGCCTCTGGCGCTACCTCGGCTGTTGCGTTCTTTGAATGGTCGGCACCTGAAACCGCCGACATCACCGATCCTGATACCTGGGCGGCTTGCATGCCTGCACTCGGTATCACGGTGCCTGTTGAGGCGATCCGCTCAGACTTTGAGTCAATGCGTGAACCGGAGTTCCGGCGTGCGTATTTGAATCAACGCCAGGACCGCACAGCAACTGCTCCGTGGCAGATCATCAGCGAAGACGCTTGGACTGCGTGTGCCGATCCGTCGTCTCGGATTGTCGGCGATCCTGTGTTGGCGTTAGATGTCACTCCTGATCGTGGCTCCTCGAGCATTAGCGCTGCCGGTCAACGTGGCGACGGCAAAATGCACGTCGAAGTCATCGGATGCCGCCCTGGCACCTCATGGATTTTCGACTGGTTCGGCACTGAAGATCGCGCGCGCCGATATCCGACGCTTGTCGTTGATCCTGTGTCGGCTGCTGGAGCGTTGATTCCTGATCTGCGCAACCTTGGCATTCGTGTTGTTGAGATCAACGCACGAGATCTTGTGACTGGTTGCGGAAAGTTCTTTGACCTTGTGACTCAGGGAGATCTGCGTCACATCAATCAGGCCCCGTTGAATGGGGCTGTTGCCGGTGCGAAGCGTCGTCCTGTGGGTGGCGCTTGGGCTTGGCATCGTCGTGACATCAGCGTCGACGTTTCTCCGCTGGTAGCGGCGACGATCGCTTTGCACGCTTTCAACATCGGCCAATCCGTCGTCGATGTGTCCACGCAAATCTTCTAGTTCCGCCTGGAGGCGACGATGCTGCGACGCTCTCAAATCATCTCAACGTTGATTGAGCTCGTCGGCATGGCCGCCGTTGTTGCCGGTACCGCTGTTCTGTCAATCCCTGCTGCGATCATTGTCGCCGGATTGTGCACTGTGGTTGTCGGTTATGCGTTGGGCGTTGAGGACACCGTATGAGCATCTTTTCTCGAGTCGTCGAGCGTCGCAGTAGCGGCGCTGGCGTGTATGTGTCGGACGCTGCAATTCCGCCTCCCGGCTTTTACTATCCGACAGAGTCCGGCAAAACAGTCAACACCGACACGGCCATGCGTTTGGCTGCTGTGTGGTCGTGCGTCAATCTCCTCACCGACATTGTCGCTCCGCTGCCTTGGCACGCCTACAAGCGCGACAGCGAAGGCGTCGAACGCCGCCTCCCAGATCATCCGTTGCTGACGAACCCGTCGAACGAACCGTCTCTGAGTTCTGCCGATTGGCGCGCGCAGGTGATGCGTTCGCTGTTGCTTCGTGGCAACGCTTACGGCCTTATCAAAAAGACCGGTGCGTTCGGCGAACCGACACAGATTCAAATGATTCACCCTGACTACGTCAGCGTCGTGCGCCTCGGCGCTATGGGCCCGTTTGAGTTCCGTGTGCTTGGTGAGCGTAAAGATCTTTGGCAGGCAGGCGGCGACCTTTGGCACGTTCCTGCCTACCTTGTTCCTGGTAGCCCGGTCGGTCTCAGCCCGATCGACTACGGCCGCCAGTCAATAGGACTTGGCCTTGCCACAGAATCATTCGGTGCACAGTGGTTCGGCGATTCCGCCATTCCCTCAGGCATTCTGCACACCGATCAGACACTGACATCTGAGCAAGCAGCGCAGGCGAAGCAGCGTTGGAACGAAACAATCCAAGGCAACCGTGGCACCGCTGTGCTTGGCTCAGGAATCTCGTACAAATCTGTGCAGGTTTCACCGTCTGAGTCACAGTTTCTGGACGCAATGAAGTTCAACGTGACCCAAATCGCGCGCCTCTTTGGTATCCCACCAGAAATGATTGGCGGCGATTCCGGCGGATCAATGACCTATTCCAACGTTGAGACACGCATGCAAATGCTCTATCAACTTTCCGGTCGTGTCTGGATCAGTCGACTTGAGTTTGCGCTTTCGCAGCTGCTGCGCACAAACGTCAACGTTCGAGCCAACACCGAAGATCTTCTCCGCACTGACGCCGAAACTCGCACCAAGATTCAAGTACAACGCCTCCGTGCTGGCACTCGCAGCGTTGACGAGATCCGTGCCGAAGACAATCTGCCTCCGTTGACTGATGGTCAGGGTGATCGTTACTTGTGGCCGCCATTCTCAATCGACACTGCAAAGACTCAAGCAGCCGACTCCCCGAACGACGCGATCGCCACCGACGACATCGAACAAACCCCCTAAATAGGAGTTCCGGCATGTCACCTGACTCACTGCCTGAAGAAGTTCTTGAACGTCTCACCGACGAACAACGCAAAAAGATCACCGACGAACGCACCACCAAGCGTGGCAAGGTCGGCGTCGAAGTCCGAGTCGTTGACTCAGCGCCGACGATCACTGCCCCCACCGAATCAGAGTTCAACCTGCGCGGCTATGCCACCGTCTATGACGTGGCCTATCCGATCGCTGGCGGCCCTGAGGCTGGCGGCTGGATGGAAATCGTTGAGCGTGGTGCAACTGCAAAGTCAATCAAAGACGGCGCAGACGTACGGCTTCTCTACGATCACGGCGGTATCGCCCTGGCACGCACAGCGTCCGGCACCATGCGTCTCATCTCTGACGACATGGGCATGATGGTCAACGCAGACCTCGACCCGCAGTCGCCCTATGCACAGTCGGTGCGTTCAGCGGTTCTGCGTGGCGATGTCGACCAGATGAGTTTCGCTTTCCGAGTCACACGTCAAGCGTGGAACGAGGACTACACCGAACGACGAATCAAAGAGGTGCAGCTGTTCGATGCCTCCCTCGTCACCTATCCAGCATCGGAGGCCACTGTGGCTCAAATGAATGCCGCCAACACCAAATCTGAGCAGCGAGTTGTCGACGCTGCAGACGAAGCAGTCGAAGACGATCTTGTCTCCCAGATCCGGGTTCTGCTCGCACAGCTCATCGCTGGCGAAGCAGCCGAAATGGAAGCAGGATCGCCAGCTGCAAAGTCACTTCGAGCCTTAGTTGATGTGCTCTGCGCACTTGACTGGTGGGAAGAAGTCGACGACTGCGAAGACGCTGGTATATCAGAAATGATGTCCGAAGACGACGACATGACGATGTACTCGCTGTCGCTTGCAGACGCACAAGCCGAACTGGCTGTCGTCCGCACCAACGCCGCCTAGCGGAAATAACCAAACCCCACGCCGCTAGACGCGCCGTCGACAACGCCGCCAAGTAGCCCTTGACACCTTGTCGTCACCCGTTACGCACCTGGGCCCCTAATCATCTAACGAAAGGAAACTCTCATGGAGTTTCTTGACAAGCTGCGCGCTCAGTTGCGCACACGTCTTGATGAGCGGGCTGCAAAGGCTGACGAGCTTGAAGCTCTTCTTGCCGTGCCTGCTTCAGAAGAACGCTCAGAGCTCAACGAGCTTGAGACCACACAGTTCGCCGAAATCCGTGGAGTCATCGCGGGTATCGACGAAGAAACCGTCGAGCTTCGTGCTCGCATCACAGAAATGGAGTCCGTCGTGGCTGCAGATCAAGAAGCGCGCGCAGAAGCCGCGCACCTCGGCGAAGCCGATGCAACCGAAGCTCGTGTTTCGGTCAAGTCCAACGAACTGACCTACCGTCAGAACGGCGAGCACTCCTACTTCAAGGATCTTGCTCTCTCTCAGGCCCCTGGTCGTTTCGATTCAGAAGCACGCTCACGTCTTCAGCGTCACGCTGAGGAAATGGTTGTGGAACAGCGCACCAACATGGGTCGCACCGACGGTCAAGGCGGAGACTTCGTGCCTCCGATCTGGCTTATGAACTCGTACATCAAGCTTGCTCGCGCCGGTCGTGTGACCGCCGATCTTGCCTCGAAGTTCGAGCTTCCAGCCGGTACCGACTCCATCAACCTTCCGAAGATTTCGGGTGGCGCTTCTGTCGCTGCTCAGGTTGACAACGCTGCCGCATCAAACACTGACATGACGACTTCGGTTGTGACCGCTCCGGTCAACACCTACGCCGGTCAGCAAGTGTTTGCGCTTCAGCTCCTCGAGCAGAGCCCGATCAACTTCGATCAGGTTGTGTTCGCTGACCTCATTGCGGCTCACGCCCAGGCGATCGGTTCGGCTGTCATTGCCGGTTCCGGCACCAGCGGTGCCCATGAAGGAATCCTCACCAACACCGCAGTCACGACGGTCACCTACACGGCGACGACCCCGACCGCTGCTGGCGTCTACGCCGCCATCGCTCAGGGCATCTCCAACGTTGCGAAGAACCGCTTCCTCCCGGCTGACTCAGTCGTGATGAACCCGTCGATGTGGTACTGGCTTGTCAGCCAGGTTGACAGCAACGGCCGTCCGTTCGTTGTGCCCACTGGTGGCGCTCCGTACAACGCCGCTGGCGTCATGTCCGACACTCAGGCCGAATCACTTGTTGGCACCATCGCTGGCGTCAACGTGTACCTCGACCCGAACATCGGCAACACCTACAGCACCTCCCAGACCCGAGTCATCGTCGGCCGCTTCAGCGACCTTGCGTTGTTCGAAGGTCCGGCACGTACTCGTGTCCTGTACGAGACCGACGCGAACACGCTTCAGGTCCGTCTGCAGGTTTACAACTACACAGCGTTCACATCTCGGCGCTACAGCACTGCTCTGTCAGTTTGCTCAGGCACCGGTTTTGCCGCACCTAGCGGATATTAGAAAATTCCTTCTAATTACGTTTAGGTAGTTCGCAGTGCTGGCCAATGTTCGCGAGGGACGCTGGCCAGCACTGCACCTCGCATCCCTCGCAAAGATCAGGACTCACAATGAATTACAACGGACAAGTTTGTGTCGCTTGGCTGTCACCCAACGTGGTGTCATCCGATTTTCACAACTCAATCTGCGACCTGTTCCGACTTCGCCCAGAAATCATTGGCGGACGAATCGACGTTCGCAGTGGTGGCGGCATTGTTCGTGGCCGCAACCAAGCCGTCCAGCAGTTTCTTACTGGTGGCGACGAGTGGCTGCTGTTCGTTGACTCAGACATGAGCTTCACTGTCGACGGTTTCGACCTGCTTATGAAAACCGCTGACCGCAAGAAACACCCCATCGTGGGTGGCTTGTGCTTCGGTCAAGATGGCATGGTTGGTCCGTTCACAACCTTGTTTCCAACGATTTTCAACACACAGCCCCAGGGCGGCTATCAGCCGATGTGGGAGTACCCCCGCAATCAGCTCGTGGATTGCGATGCAACCGGCTGTGCGTTTCTTCTCATCCATCGCAGCGTGCTGCTTCGGATTCAAGAAATGGTCGGAGAGGGTGACTTCTCCTGGTTCGGCGAGTACTACGAACCGAAAGTCAGCATGTGGGTCAGTGAAGATGTCGTGTTCTGTGAACGCGCTCGAGCAGCCGGTTACAAGATCGCTGTGCACACTGGCATTCATGTTCCGCATCACAAGGGCATCTCCTATGCGCTGACTGAAGCGATGTTTGAAATCCTCAGCGCATCCCGCAAGCCCAATGTTGACGCCTGACGGAGCGAGGTACCTCGCAGCAGCGAACCGTCGAGTCGCTCGTCCCTTTCATCTTCGATGGCTACTGCCGACTGTTCTCGGCGATAACCAACGCAGATGGGAATACTGCACACGAATCTCGGTGCTCGCCATCGGCATTCTGTGCGGCCTTTACACACACTCTGTGTGGATGATGGCTGTCTGCGCTCTGCCAGGTATCACGTTCAACTGGCGACATCCAGTCCTTGTTGATGCTCCGGCAATGGCAACTGCTCTTGCAGCTGCTGTCGTGTTCCCACACTGCTGGCTTGCAGCAGTCGCCCTCGCAGTGCTGAGCGGCACCATTCGTGAGACCGCACCGATCTGGGCAGCGATCTACGCCTGGAACCCTGTGCTGCTTGTAGGCCTGATCCCTGTGGCTGCTCGAGCATTGCAACGCCAAGGTGACGACGTCCTCGACGCTCAGAACGCTTGGATTCTGCAACACCCGTTCAAAGCATCACAGACGTTTCATCTCGGCCAGTGGTCGTCGTGGCAGATCATGGTCGCCCCCTGGGCGGCTTTGGTCGCTTCGGTCGCAGGACTCACCACACAACTCCTCGTCGCCCTCGCTGCTGGTTATGGCCAGCTGCTAATCGCAACCGACTCTGTGCGCCTCTACCAATGGGCAGCACCAGTCGTCGCCCTCGTCTGTGTTCACTTGCTGCCCACATGGGCGCTGCCACTGATCGCACTGTCAATCATCTTCAACCCTTTCAGGGGTGAAGGCCTGTGAGCTCCTGGCTGCTGCACTCCAACGCACCGTGGGCCAACACAGGGTATGGAACACAGATTGGTGAACTGGCACGACAGATCGCAGCCTCCAATCGCACTGTCACCATGTCATCAAACTACGGCCTGCAAGGCATGATGTCTGAGTGGGAAGGACTTGAGGTTCTTCCCTGCGGCTTTGACCAGTTCTCCCGTGACGTCATCTCCGCCCATCATGCCTACACAGAATCGAAGCACGGACCAACAACCCTGCTGACCCTGTTTGACGTGTGGGTTTACGAGCCAGTGTCACTCACAAGTATCAAACAGATTGCCTCTTGGATTCCGATCGACCACGACCCAATCCAACAATCAATTCTTGACTGGTGCGCACGCTCCAACGTCACACCAATCGCCATGAGCCGATTCGGCTCAGCACAACTCGACGCACACGACGTGCAGCATTTCTATGCACCACACAGCGTTGACACCTCAATTTTCACCCCTGGCGCAACCCTTGACGGCGCTACTGGTCGTGACCTGCTCGGCCTACCCGAAGACGCCTTTGTCGTCGGAATGGTCGCCGCCAACAAAGGCCACACACCGTCACGCAAATCGTTTGCTGAACAATTCCAAGCCCTTGGAAAGTTCATGCAAGCCCACGACGACATCATCGTGTATCTGCACACCGACAAGACAGGTGCTGGTGGGGGACTAGATCTCCCACGTCTCGCAGAAGCCTGCTCAATGCCCGCAGACCGCATCGCATGGGTTGACGAGTGGAGTTACTACGCCGGACTTGACCACAGCGTCCTAGCGGCAATCTACAACGCCTTCGACGTCAACCTTCTCTGCTCACGTGGCGAAGGTTTCGGAGTCCCCGTCCTTGAGGCAGCCGCCTGCGGCGTCCCATCAATCGTCTCTTATTTCACAGCACAACCCGAACTAGCCCCACACGGCTACTGGGTGAACGTGCAACGCGAATGGGACGAAGCGCAAGGCACCTGGTGGGGAACACCTCAAGTCGACTCGATCGTTGAGCAACTTGAAAACGCCTACGCAACGTCGGCTTCACGCAAGGCCCACACTCGTCGAGCAGCGCAAAAGTACGACCACCGCCTTGTCTTCTCGAACTACTGGCAACCGATCCTCGGTGCTTTAGAGCTGCCCTAATCGCCTGGAGGCGACCGTGACCATCACAAATGGCTACTGCACCCTCGCCGAACTCAAAGCGGTCCTACGCATCTCCGACACCGTCGACGACACGATGCTCTCAGAACGTATCGACGAAGCATCGCGCTCCATTGATGACTACTGCGACCGTCGCTTCTATGTGGATTCGACAACGTCGACTCGAGTGTTCACTTGCTACTCAGGCTCGTATGTGATGGTTGATGACATTTCAACCACCACTGGTCTTGTCGTGAAACTTGATACGACCGGTGACGGCACCTACGCCACGACACTCAGTGCGAGTGACTGGCAGGCACTGCCATTGAACGCCACAGCAAAGAACCTGCCGATCACACGCATTCAGGCAACAGGCCAGGGAGCGTTTCCAACTCGAAACGCAATCGCACCAATTCAGGTGACAGCGAAGTGGGGTTGGCCGATCGTGCCGCAGCCGGTGCGCTCAGCGTGCATCCTCATGGCCGGTCGACTTGTCAAGCGTGGCGATAGTTTGCTCGGCGTCGCGGGCTTCGGGGATCTCGGAGCAATTTCCGTCAGAGCCATTGACCCTGACGTTGCCCGAATGCTGGCCCCTTACACGCTCATCTCGCTCGCATAATGGCCGGCACCGCAACCTCAATCCTTCAAGGACTGTCAACGAACCTTGCAACCATTCCTGGTCTGCGAGTCGCCGACCACATCCCCGAAGGCGTACAGCCTCCAATGGCTGTCATCCAGATCCAGTCGGTGACCTATCACCAGGCGATGCAAGGCGGACTGTCCGAGTGGCAGTACGTCGTGTCAATGGTGTCTGGTCGCATGGGCGATCGTTCTTCGCAACTCAACCTTGACGCTTGGATGGATTACAGCGGCGCACAATCTGTGCGAGCTGCGATCGAGTCCGACCCGAAACTCGGTGGAGCTGCACAGTCGTTGATTGTCAACGACATGGTTTCCATTCGTCCGTTGTCTATCGGTGACGCAGCGTATTTGCTCGCCGAATTCAACGTTGCCGTTTACGCCTAAGGAGCGCAAATGACTACATACAAGATCGTTGGTTTGCACACTGTGTGCGGCCGCGAGCCCGGAGAGTCCGTCACTGACGAAGACCTCGAGGGTTACTACGTGGACGCTCTCATCGAGGGCGGCCACATCTCCCCAGACAAGGCCCGCAAGGCCGTATCCGCCACCAATCAGGAGGACTGATCATGGCACAGGTCATTACCAACGCATCAGTGACAATCAACGCAATTGATTTGTCAACGTACATTCAAAAGGTCACTCTCAAGACTTCAGTTGCTGAACTTGATACCACGAGCTTCGGCAACACCGGCAAGCGTCGCGTCGGCGGCCTGAAAGACTCAAGCGCATCGTTTGATTTCTTCCAGGACTTCAGCGCCAGCGCCGTCGAGGCCACGCTCTATCCGCTGATCGGCAGCACAGTCGCTGTCGTCGTCAAGCCTGCAGGCACAACCGTGTCGACCAGCAACCCGTCGTACACGTTCAACGTACTGATCAAGGAACACAGCATCATCGATGCCAAGGTCGGCGATCTTGCGATGAACTCCGTGTCATTTCCCGTAGACGGAACCATCACAAAGGCCTTTGCGTAATGGCGGCCATCATGCGTCTGCGCATCTCCCTCGCTGGTGAAGCGCCCTACGAAGTCAATGTGACTCCGAAGGTCATCGTTTCCGCCGAACGTAATTTCGGCAAACCAATGTCGCAGCTGTTCGGAGAGAACGCCTCTTTTGAGGCTCTCTGCTGGACCGCGTGGAAGGCCACCACTCAGGCAGGCAAAGTCGTCAAGCCCTTTGAAGAGTGGCTTGACAGTGTCGACGCAATCGACACCGGTGAGGAAGTCCCGCTCCCTTTAGAGACTCCCTGACGTTGTTAGTCGCACGGGTAGCCGTCGCGACTTACATCTCACCGAACGAACTGCTGGAACTAGAGCCCGAAATGTTTTGGGCGATGGTCGCAGTTCTTCAAGAACAGAACCGTGATCGCGGAGAGGAATGACATTGGCATCGAGTGAAGTTGCGTTCGAGTCTGATGGCGTTCTTCTCCGCGTCGCTGTTTACGGTTTCAACCAGTTCAAGAAAGAACTGAAGAACGCTGACGCGTCTATGCGTAAAGCAATGGATGCGGAGATTCGAGCGATCCTGACTCCCGTTGCTGAAACAGCGCGCGGATTCGTTCAGAATCAGCCGTTGCGCAACTGGGGACCACCTCACGATCGAGTCCGTGCAATCCCCAAAGGCGGAAAGGACAAGGGTTGGAACAATCGCATTGCCTACGATCCAGCGAACATTCGCAAAGGCATCAAAGTTCTTCAGGGCGGTCGTCGAGCCAAAACCAAAGCAGATTCTTCTGCATGGAAAATTTCAAACACTTCCGGCGCAGGCGTCATCCTTGAAACTGCAGGCCGACTGAAATCTGGCAACGGCATTGCCGGAGAAAACTTCATCAAAGCGCTCACCATGCACAACGGATCACCCTCGCGTCTCATCTGGCGTGCCTGGGATAACTCGGGCGGCGAAAACAACATCACACGATCCATCGTCAATGTTGTCCACAAATACGAAGACGAGCTGCAGCGCCTCCTGGCTGCGAGCGACTGAGGGAACCTATGGCTGTCAATCTTTCAGTCCTGTCCAGCTTCGACGCTTCAGGACTCAACAAAGCCCAAGCCGAACTTGAGAAGCTCCAGTCCTCCGTTTCCGGTGGCATGGATTCGCTTATGGCCTCTTCGCAGGTCATGGGCGCAGCGATCATCGCCGCTGGCGTCGCTGCCGGTGCAGCCCTCTACGCTATGGGCTCTCAGATCACTGGGGCATACGACAACATTCGTGTCAAGACCGGTGCAACTGGCGCTGCTCTTGACAGCTTCAAAGGCGACGTTCGAGCGATCGTTGACACGATTCCTGCGAGTTTCGCTGAAGCCGGAAACGCTGTTGCCACGTTCGCTACGAAATTGGGTTTGTCTGGACCGCAACTTCAAGACCTTTCAAAACAGGTCATTGAACTTTCACGCATCACTCACACCGATCTCGGCGCAAACCTTGACTCAGTAGCGAAGGTCATGCAGAACTTCTCCGTCGGCGCTGATCAACAGTCAGCCTCGTTGGACTTCCTGTTCCGTGCCTCTCAGCAGTCAGGCGTCGGCGTCGGCCAGTTAGCGACCTCAATGGCCGACACTGGCGTGCAGCTTCGAGCAATGGGCTTCGACTTCAATCAGTCCGCAGCCCTCATTGCAACTATGGGCAAGGCAGGCATTGATGTCTCGTCAATGATGCCAGCGTTGAACAAAGCGCTTGCTTCGGCTGCCAAAGAAGGCAAGTCAGCAGGAGACGTCTTCTCTGACACTTTCGCCAAGATCAAGAACGCACCAGACTCAATCACTGCATCTCAAGAAGCTCTCCAAGTCTTCGGTGCCAAGGGCGGCGTCAAAGTCGCCGAAATGATTCGTGAAGGCAAACTGTCCTACGACGACATGCTGGCCACCATCAACGGTGGCACCGACACGATCATGGCTGCCGGTGAAGACACCATGCACTTCGGCGAGCAGTTCACAATGCTCAAGAACAAAGCGATGCTGGCCCTCGAGCCGATCGCAACGAAACTGTTCAAGGCAGTCGGTGACGCCGTCGCCAAGGTAATTCCGTATGTTCAGGAGTTGAGTCACTGGCTCGGCGATCACATGGGCATCGTCAAGGCCGCTGCAGTCGTGATCGGCGTGATTGCTGTCGCAGCGTTGGTTTCCTACGCCATCGCTATGGCTTCGGCTGTGGCAGCGACAATTGCAGCAGCTGCGCCAGTCATCGCCATTGCTGCGGTCATTGGTGTTGCTATTGCAGCCGTCGTGTACCTGTGGACCCATTGGAACCAGGTGTGGAACTGGATCAAAAACCATCCTGCGATCGCAGCAGTCATCGCGATCCTTGGCGGACCGATCCTCATTCCACTTTTCGCTCTTATCGCTGTAGGCAAGTTCCTGTGGGCAAACTGGAAAACCATTTGGGAAGGCATCAAAACAGCCGTTCAGGTGTCGTGGTCTGTCATCCAAGTCATTTGGAACGCACTCATTGCTGCTGCCAAGTTCCTTTGGAACGTAATGCAGGTGCTTTCAGACATTGCACAAAATGTTTGGTCTGCCATCGTCGCCGTCATCCAAGGCGCATGGACCGTCATACAGGTCATCTGGGACGCACTTGTCACCGCTGTTGAGTTCATTTGGAACGCATTTCAATTCCTTTGGGACATAGTCCAAAACGTTTGGTCCGGCATCTCCGCAGCAATCGATGCAGCCTGGACAGTCATACAGGTCATCTGGGACGCAATCGTCACTGGCATCGAAATGCTTTACAACTACTACCAGTTCCTTTGGGACATCGTTCAAAACGTTTGGAACGGAATCGTCAGCATCATCGGCGACGCATGGAACTTCATCGACGGAATCTTTGAATCAATCAAAGGTGGCATTCAAAAGGTCATTGACTGGTTCTTAAACATTCCCAGCATGATCGGTGGCATTGGATCAGGAATTGCCGAGTCAATCGGACAAGGATTCAAAAACGCCTGGAACACAGTCGCCGATCTAATCAACAATCTCATTCCCGACAAAATTGATTTCGGATGGGGTCCAACCATTGACCTCCCCGATAATCCGATCCCTCGATTCCATTCCGGTGGCATCGTCGGCGGCGCTATTGGCACAGAAATCCCTGCGATGCTGCAAGCCGGAGAAATGGTTCTCACCCAACGCCAGCAAGCAGCTCTCCTCGACGGCAGCGCTAACACAGGTGCAGCTCCTCAATACAACGTGGTCATCAATACCGTCGCAGGAGATCCAGCGGCAATTGAACGAATCGTCCTTGACGCTCTCGGTCGAGCGCACGTTCGCGGCATGACCGCATTGCGACCATGAGCCTGCCGATAGTAGAAGTTCTGTTTGCTCCCTCAGTTGTGGGAAGCAACTCGGGCAACCGACTCGTGTTGGACGGATCAAGCTTCCCGCTTGACTCAGGAACTCTTGGTGATGGTTCGTTTTTTTACGACATCACCTCGTATGTCAGAACGATCGACACCACTCGAGGACGAAGCCGAGCCCTGGATCGCTTTGGAACAGGCACGGCAACGATCGTTCTTGACAATCGAGACCGACGATTCGATCCCAGCAACACGTCAAGCCCGTACTACAACGCCACCGTAGGTGTTTCCGGAATTGTTCCAAGTGTCCCCATCATTATCAGAGCAACTTGGAACGGAACCCTCTACACCGTATTCCGAGGATTCATTGACTCTTGGGCTTTTGCTTATGCACCAGCTGGAGTTGGAGACGCTACGGCAACAATCATTTGCTCCGATGCGTTCAAAGCCCTCAGCAACGTCATCGGCGGTCTGCCAGGTTCAACATCCATCACCTCAAGCGGTTCAGGAAACGTCGACATCGGTTCATCGTCATCCAGCGGAGGATTCGGTGTCTCCTCAGTTGGCGGTTACGACGTCATCAGTCAGACATCAACTCAGAACGTTTACGCCGTCTCTGGGACGGGAACAACGCCAATCATCGGTGTTTCAGGTGAACTCAGCGGAGCTCGAATCAATCGCATTCTTGACGCTGCCGGTTGGCCATCAAACCTTCGCAACATTGACGCAGGATCAACGTACCTTGAAGTGCAAGACGCTTCGCAAACCGTCCTCCAGATGTTGCAAGAAGTTGCAGACACAGAAGCCGGTGCCGTTTACGTCGAAGACGACGGGTCAGTCGTATTTCAAAGCCGCTATGCCCTAGTCGGTGACCCTCGATCACTGAACACTCAATCCACCTACGACACAACTGTTGCAGGTGGAAAGAGTTTTGTGAACGTCGAAATCGCTTACGACGATCAATTGATTAGAAACGTAATCACCATTACACGCAAAACAACGAGCACGACAACTGGCAACGGTTTTGCTGGGACGTCTGTGTTGACATCCAATGCAGAATCTCAGTCCCTTTACGGTGCTCGATCATTGGACTTGCAACTTCCAATAGCGTCGACCGCCAACTCCGATTCCAACTACGGTCAAACACAAGCCGCTGGACTCGCACTGTTCCTTGCGTCAATTTACGCAAACCCAGAACTACGACCGTCAGCACTTCAATTTGTTGCACAGTCTGATGAAACGC